CTTTTTTTTGTATTTCTCTGGCCTCTTTCTTAGGTCTTTTATTGAGCGGAATTAAATTCTTCTCGTTGGCCATAAATAATCTCCAAAATGTCGATAATCTCTTTTTTCAGATCTTTGTCCCAAGTATCTAGCCTCTTAAGCCGATGAATTGCAGACAAGCCACCAACAGATGCCAGCTTCATCCCGTCATTCAAACCCCGGCCATAGGCATCCCGACCAATTTCGTTAATTTCTTTTTGAGAGACCAGAACACGATTAAAAATCTTTTTCATCATAAAAACCCTATAAAAAAAGCCCCGAGTTTTATCTCAGGGCTGGCAGATAATCTGTTTTTATAATAAGAAAAATCATACTATATTGAGGACTTTCACTATTTTGATTTTCTTCACTCCGCCTCATTATATTTTTTTTATAGCATAATTCTTCAAAAAATGTTCACAAAAAAATGTTCAAACATTCGACTTTTTTGTTTGAACAAATATCTTATTGATTTTACTAAATATAAAAAGAGTGCCTCAGCCGAGAACACTCTTTCACAAACTACTTTTTTTTAACTGCTGCTCTATAATGTATAGAATTTTTTTTCGGCTGGAGAAAAAGAAACTGAAGCACAAACTGCAGCTATTATCTTGGTCTTAATATTATCAGGAACATCTCCAATCAAAGAAAACTTACCTTTTTCATAAAGTTCCTTTATTTCTTCTTTTTTTATGCTTTCCAAACCTAACAAACCGCACTGGATACAACACCGATCTGTCAAACATTCTGGCCAATCCTCTGGGGATAGTTCAACGAGCGCTGCTTTGTCTTTTTTCATTCTTACCTTTGCTTTCTCTATGCTTCTGGTGACATAAAAAAATTCTAAATCATCCACGTTAGACATGATAATAATACGGTGTTCAATAGCGCTGCCTTTCGGCAAAAGTGCCCGATATACTTTCCAACGTGCTAATGGTATCAATTCAAAAGGAAGATTAATCAAGTTTTTCCCTCATTACTGCCAAAAACTCTTCATCCTCATCGTAAGGATCTTTTACTATTTTATATTTTTTTGACTTTTCTAACGTTTTTGGATTTTCAAAAAAATCATCTTCTGACATTTCAAAACGTTTTGCAGTTAAATGTTCCAAATCTTCTTTGAACCTTTTCCATTCCGGATAATCATGAGAAATATCACTCAGTTCATCATATTGATAGCTTCCAAACGTGCTAAGAGAAAAATCCAAAGCCTCCTTAAAACTTTCAGACAATTCATCATCATCCTGAGCTTTAATATTGACATTGTTTTCATCAATATCTTCAACCTCAGACATCAACGGATATTCCCACGCATTCATAACCGTTGGAAATTTACCCTTTAATATATCAAAGGTCACAGACGCAACAGGCCCCATTTTCATAGCAAAATAAGTATCCCCTGTTGCTAAAACACCAAAATTCCTCAAATGATATCTATCTGCAAAAAATAAAATTTTAAGCAGATAAACTTTAGATAAGCGAGACCCATTATCCACAGGAGCATGGCTCTGTATATAATACAAAGCTTGTAAAATCCTTTTTATTGATAATTTTCTTGCCATAATTCCTCTCTCTTAATGATATAATATCATTTTAGCCAAAACAAGTAAACATTTTCTTACCTTTTGTCAAATCAATTAATGTTTCCGATACAACTCTTATGCCAAACCCCGAGTTGCTCGGGGTTTAACACAAATATGCCATTCAAAACAAGCAAAACGTTATATACGGCAACACCCATAAAAACAGGATGCAGCCGATAAAATCAGCGATTCGGCAAAGCATTAGTTGATGGCCTGTTTAACCATTCTGAGCTTGGTTTCAAGTTCTTCTATCCGTTGTTGTTGCGAATCTATGACCTTACGGACATCATAATTACGCGACCAATACCAACGCTGGAACACATCCATCATTTCTCTGTCATTGACGTTATAATACTTCTTCCGCAAAACGTCCTCATCTTCGGCAATAGGAAGCTCATTTGACAGAAAATCGCTCAGAGCTTTATTAACGCAGCGTTTCACCATTCCGCCGATAGCTTTCATATCGACAGCGCCATAACCGCCAGTCTTGCGAATCGTGGGAAGAACTTCCCCAGTTACCCAATCACCAAATTGTATCGCGGCCGGTTTGTTGCTTTTGAAAATCAGTTTGTAAAGATTCGATTCGTTGATGAAGATTGTTTCCTGTTTCCCACCTTTGGTAAGGGTGTACGTTTTGCGTACCCCCTTTTCGGAAAGCCTGTCAATTACTCGGCTTCCACGTTTCAGGTTAAGGCTGTCGCAGACATCTACTAAGCAGAACCAAACTTCACCATCTTGGGTCGAAGTGCGTACCGGAGTTGACTTAAAATTAAAAATTGAGATTTCGTTTGTCATTTCTTATGTCCTTTGTTTCAAAAAGATTACCTTAAGCGGTAAGGCGCCGGGAGTTGAAACCACGGACATAGTCGTGTAGCGTTTATTCGGTATATTCACGCTCTCCCGGCAGATAAAAACTTGCTAAAAAGTAACAACAATGACAAATTCAAGACTTTTAACAAGGTACAAAAAAAACGCCTATCTCTCGGGGGCGGTAACATCCGCTATGTCTTCCAGAGGTTTCAAACTCTATTGTCAGAATAACGAAAGACACCTGCGAAGTCAAGAAAAAATTATTAAAAGCAGTAAAGCGCCTATGATCCAGAGCCATATTTTACCAAAAGATTTATTTTGCTTATCTGATGTTTTTAGAAAGCTTAACTCTTTCAAAGGCATATCCATTCCCAACAGCTCGCATAGCTCTTTTGCTTCCTGAACAGTCCATACATGCTTTTCTTCCACATCCTTTTGGGGAGAAATAATTACTCTCGCATTTTTGACCTTCTCCAAATCAAGCAGAGGGCATAAGTTAAGTTTTTTATTGAGGCAGCACTCATAAAATCTTTTGGGAATATCATTTGTATTTTTGCAATAAAGCAAAAACTCACCCCATGCAAACGGGCATTTGCAGGGAGCTTCAAAAATTATTTCTTTGCCTTTGTCAATTCCGATAAGCCTTTCCTCATAACAATATTCTTCTTTATTTTCAAAATCGAAAGATTCCAGATAACAATCAAGCCAATTTTCATAACTTTGAGTGTCGTTATAGGCTACTCCCCTGACAAAAACCGTACATGTTTTCCAAAATTTCACATAGCGCCATATGCTTCGAATAATGAGAATACTATCTTTTGAAAAGCTAAAACCGGCACAATACTCCTTTTTATCATCATCAAACCAATAAATTTTTCCAGATTGAAGCATTTCTCGAACATAGCCCCAATTGGGCGACCGAGGTTTTACAAACATAAAAACCACATCATCACACATTTTGGATAATAGGTTTTGTTGAGTTGCCGGAAGATTGTTCATTGCCTAACATTCTGAAAACATAACTTTTGATTGATGATTGCATAAAAAGCCGCGTTAGGCAACTTATTTTTCTTTTTCACAATTTAGGCAAATGGTTTTTCCACATTTCAAAAAAGGGCATTTATCACAATACATTCGGAAACATACTGTATCTTTAGGTCTTCCACAATGGAGCATTGTATACCATTTATGCCATCCGAGCCAACAAAGCAAACGCCTAATCATTTGATTCTCCAATCGTTAAGAATTGTTAATGTTCCGTCTTGCTTATTTCTACAAAACAATTGGCCGTTCTCCAATTTTTTAATAATCTGGAATTGAGAAGAAAAGGTTTCCGCCGCAAGTTCAGCTTGTACCCGATTAATGCTCTCCATAATCTCCTCGGCTGTCATTTCACCCCATTTTTTCATTATCTGGCTCCCTCAAGCTCTGCAAGCCATTCCTTGAGAACGTTTATTTTTGTTGCGCCGGTGATTTTGCCCGCAGGATAGTCGCGAACAAGCTCCGGTTTGTACGGCTCAAGATTTTTCAAATCTTCTGCGATATAGTTGACTTGAAGAGAATTTAACAAGTGAGCCATACCGCGTTCGTATTGGTACCAGATTTTTGTTCTACCAAAATTAACATGACGCGCAATGGTTTTAACTCGACAGCCGCAAGCCTTTAGCCAAATAACAGTCCACTGCTGCCGCTTTTTTTCGTCACCGGCAAAGAACTTTACCCATTGGGTGCAGACTAGATACCAAATGTCAACTTGCTCTTGGGTGGGCATAAAATCGGGGATACCGTCTCTTGTCATACATCGGATAGCTTTTAGTTCTGAATCAGTTAAACGGATATCAGGCCACAAAGCTTTAGCTCCTTGAGCCCTCACTGGAGGAAGAGCACGGTCAACTCTAGCAGCAAGCTTTAATATCTCCTTAACATCTTCGACAGTTTCAACTTTCATTTCTTTTTCCGCCATATCCCACAATCCTTCTGCTGATTTCGTTTCCGCCAACTTTGCCAATACAGATCTGGCTGCGTCCCCTATGGTTTTGAAATTATCCATCTATGCCGCCTCCATGAATTTTGAATATTTACCATTAAATCCAAGTTTAATCTGTCCGGTTTCTCCACGTCGGTTTTTTGAAATACCAATTTTGGCCATTCCTTTTACTTTGTTCAGCTCGTCTTCCCACTTAAAATGCTCTGGAGAATTAACATCCTCAGGCTCACGCTGACGTAAATTATATTCAGGACGGTAGACAAACATAATTAAATCAGCATCCTGTTCAATACTTCCAGAATCTCTTAAATCAGCCATAGTCGGCATTTTTAAGTCTCTTCCCTCAACTGCCCTGTTAAGCTGACATAAGCAAAGAACAGGAACATCCATTTCTTTGGCCAGGACTTTTAACTGACGCGAAAGGTCAGAAATCTCTTCATAACGGCTTTTAAAAGTTTTTTTCGACTTGAGAATGCTCAGATGGTCGATAACAACCATATCCAAACGACCTAGCTTTTTAGCTTTTTCACATTCGGAAAAAATATCTTCAATCGTTATTCCGGCACGATCATTAACGGTTAGTGGAAGTTCGGAGACAACCTTGCGAGACGTATTCATCATTTTTTCAAAACTCTGAGCTGACATTCCTGCAAAAGGCTTAAGTTCGGTAATTGATGAAACTAAACGTTTGTGAAGCTCAAATCTTGACATCTCAAGGCTAAAAAACAAAACATTCTTTCGCCGTCTGGCTATGTTAAACGCAATATTCAAGGCTAAAGTTGTTTTACCACTTCCCGGTCTTCCTCCCAGAATAACCAGCTCTGATTTGCGAAAACCGTCAATCTTCTCATCAATGGATTTGAAACCTGTTGCAATGTTGCGACTGTCCGGTTGCCCACTCGCAATACGGTCAAGCTCTTGTCCCAGTTCCATGTCAACATCGACCTGTTTTTCTTCCTTTCCCAAATTCTGGATTTCTGTAATCTTGCGTTTGATTTCATCCGGGTTCGTTTCTGTTGCAAACTCTTGAGCCAAAGCCCGAACCTCTCGCTCCTTGAACAGCTCGACCACAATCTGAGCGCTGCTGATAATATCTCCTTTGCGGGTTAAAAACGTAAAATTATCAATTTCCAGAATATCCGCTGGAGCGTGTTTTTCTTGGAAATTTTTGATAATGTCAGGCAACTTAGCATTGCGGTTTTCAGCCAAGAATTGAAAAACGTCTCGGCAAATCTCAGTCTGAAAATGCTCTGGCTTCAAGTAGCTTGGCAACTCAGCTATCCAGTCAGGATGGTTCAACACTCCGCAAATCAGGTTAAACTCAAAATACAAATTCGCATCAGTCATTCCAGCACCTACCATTCAACGTGAAACGGGTTATCATCTGGTTGTTTAGCCTCGTAACTGACTAGAAATCGGTCATCATTAAGCCAAGCTGCACAGCCTTTGGCAAAGCCCTTTGCAACTTCTTCGCTTGTCGCGTATTTTTGAGCGCTCGCCAGCAATTCCGAGCTTGTGGCTCGCCCCTCTTTCAGCACTCGGCAATAGGCAGAATATGCTTTGTCACGGCTCCCTGCTCGCTGTTTGGGGTAAACTGACCAGAAGTTTAAAAAATCTTCAGGAAAACTTTTTGTAAACCCTTTAGGGTTTATTTTTATTTCTTTATGGGGGGTGTGGGGGGACTTTTCTTTATTTTCACATTCCACGTCTTCTCTTATTTTATCTACAACGTCGGAATCTTTTCCAACCTTTTGTTTTTCATAAGATTTTTTTTGACGAGTTCTACGTTTGTTTATAGAATCTATCTCACTTGATACAGACACCCTTATTGAATCTTGCCATAGTTTAGCTAACTCTAACTGCTTATGTGTCATATATCTTAGTGCAGTCTTATCTTCGGGTTGACGTTCTAGCATCGCCCATAAGGACTGATATTTAACAATAGCGATATATTCATTATCAGTTAATTTTTGAACCAATAGATTAGTGGAAAGGTTAATGTGTTCCATCTTCCCTACTCCCCTACAATTTGGTTTAAACGGGTTTGAAGAACCAAGTGCCTACGGCAAAGCGACTTTATGCGATTTTTCTGTTTGTCGCTTAAAGCAAAATAACTGTCCATACTGTCGTTTGTGGCAGGTTTAACGCGTGCAGAACGATAGATAGAACCGAGTTCTGTTTCGAGAATATTGATAAGATTTTGAATGATTGTATTTGTCATTTTCTGAACTTTCTTTAGTAGACCGCCAAAAAATGAGTTGGCGGGGGACTCACTAAAAGCCAGTTCAGAAGGCTTTGGCTGATATTGGTTATTTTCAGCTCTCATCCCCCATAAAATTATGGGTATAAAAAATACACTCTGACGGGGTGCGAAAGCCGCTGAACTAGTTTTTAGGCTTTCAGCATAACCCGTTTTTAATTCTGTTGTCAACATATTTTTCCTCATCTCTTCGCTCTCAAAACCTTTCTCTTTAGTCTCCACAGCTGCCAATGTAGCATTTTGAACGCCAGCCACCTAAAAACCATTTTCAAGCTTCCACGCATTAAGTATTTTCAGTTTCTTCTGTGCCGCAGATCTTTCGCCTTTATTCCAAGCCGCCGTCTTCAATAGCTCATACTCCTCCACCGGAATTGTCACAAAACGTGTCTTCGGTTTCGGCGTCGGCGAGCCTTTTATCCAATCAAGCAATTTTCTCATTCCACAAAATCTCCCATAATTACGGCTTTTACGCCTTTAACAAAATCAATCACATCTTGCGGCTGATTCCACAGTAGATAATTAAAACCCAGCTTTTCCACATTCTTTTGGAACAGTCGCTGACTTTCCTGCTGGCGATTCTTTCCGGCTTTGAGTTCCACAAAAATCGCCTCACCTTCCGGCAACAACAAAATAAGATCCGCCACGCCGGCCAGTTGGCCTTCTTTCTTCAAAAAAGCTCCGGTCTTCACATCGCGTTTTCCGCCGTTTGGCACGGCAAAGCAATAAATACTGTTCCACCGCAGATAATTAACGGTCCAAACCTGAAAATTATGCTCCGGGGATGTTTTTCTCATTTATCCTCCGTCAGATAAAAATCATTGGCCGTTACACGTCCGCGGCTCCATTCAAAAATTTTTTTCATATTTTCCTTACGTGGAATGACCAATCCCAAACGATAACGACGGGCATCTTCGTAAGAAATCCCTAATTCCGCAGCTGCTTTTTCAAGTGAAATATTTTCCTTTTCCAAAAAATCTTTAAATCTCATATTTTTTATCCTTTTTATTAAAACAACCTAAAATAACACATATTCTGAGCTAATGTCAACACAATAATTGTGCTTTACACCAAACATTTTTTGTGTATAATTAGGCAAGGAGAAAAAATATGGGAAACGAAATAATCAGAATCAAAAGAGAAGAACAAAAACTCTCGCAAAGCGCCCTTGGAAAGCTCATCGGCGTATCTCAGCAACATATAGATCGTTACGAAAAAGGATACCCAGTTCCTTTAGACAAGGTACTGTTGCTTTCCCATACTCTTAATATAAACAAGTGGGACCTGCTTCCTGAAGCATTCCATCCGCAAGAAACTAAAGCTATTTTTAAGGTCGGCTATGTCCAAGCAGGCAAGTTTAATGAAGCCTGCCAACTGCCGGAAAACGAATGGGAAACAATCCCCTACCCGATTAATGATAATTACAAAAAAGCCAACATATTCGCTCTGGGTGTCCGTGGAGACTCAATGAATCTCGTCTTTCCGCCAGACAAAACAACACTTATCTGCTGCCCGCTGGCCGATTGGCTAGAAGTCAATAACAGTACAGATATTGAGGGGAAATACATTATTGCCTACCGCCGCACGCCGGACGGCCTTTGCGAAGCAACTGTAAAAAAATACACCAAAATTGACGATTCGACCATCATCTTGGTTGCCGAATCTACAAATCCGGAAATCAAGCCGATTGTCCTTCATCCCGATTCCAACGAATACGAAATCGCCGCTGTTGTCATCGGAGATATGAGGATTTATTGAAAAAAATGTAACAAAAGTTTAGTTGAATTTTAATAAATATTGACTATAATTAACTTATAGGTTAAGTAATGCCACTAAAAAACAAAACAAAGCAGCTTTGGGAAATATTATTCTATCAGCACAATGAAGAACGTTGCGATGCTGAAGAATATTTGGAAGAAATTCCTATAGAAGATTACGAAGGATTTGTTGCTAAAATTGACTTATTAGCCTCCAAAGGTAAAGATTGTCTTGCTAAAAACATTTTTCATGAAGCTGGAGAAGATTATATACTATACAAAGGGCAAACGAATGAAACCAGATGTAAAATGTATGGATTGCGACATGGGCGGCATAGACTCTATGCTATACTTATTGAAAAACAAAAATTAATAATATTTACTCACGGAACCCTCAAGAAAACTCAAAAAACAGATAAAAAAGATAAAGAAAGATTTAAGAGTATTGTAAAAAGATTAAAGGATGAAGGAGAATTATAATGAGTGAAAGAAATTTTGAATCAGCTCGTAGAAGCCCTTTTTATAAAGCACAAATCAAAATCCTTAACTTTATGAAACAAGTTGAAAATATATTGGAAAACAGAAACATATCTCAAAAAGAATTAGCTGCAACAATGGGAGTGTCTCAATCTTATATATCAAAATTATTTAACTGCCACGTTAACATCTCTATGTTAACCATGGAAAAACTAGCCGCAGCAGTGAACCAAGAAATAAGCCAGCCAGAACTGTATGATACTAGTATTTTATGTTATAAAGAAGAGGATTTTACCTCTCGTAGTTCTGAAACTAAATTTGTTTATAGCAATGATAATATCGACTTCTTAGCTTTTACAAAAAATAACGAAAATTACTCTCAACAAATAAAATTTAACTAGAGATCTAAAATGAGCGAATTTATATCACTAAAAAAATATTTCTTAGAAGAATTAAATATTAAGGCGCCTCTTCATTCTATTCCCGAGAATATACTTAATGTTGAAATGAGTACCAACTTATCTTTTGGAAAAAACAAGAGCGCAGATAATCTATATATGGTTACTCTTTCATGTTCAGTAAACTACAAAGAAATTCCCGAATACAAAATAAATGCTAAAATAAACGGCATTTTTGAAACCGGAAAAAAATGTATAAATGATGATATGAGAGATCGCCTTTTAAGTAATGGGGCCGCTTCAACACTTTATGGAGCATTAAGAGAAGTAATCAGAGCGGTGACCTGTTCAACTATTTATCCGCCATTAATTCTCCCGATTATTCATTTTGAAGAAAAGAAAATATCTTTTGAGGATGAATAATAGCTAATACCTTTCGTATTTCTAACCGCCTGTGGGCGGTTTTTTTGTGCCTTTTCACAATATTTCAAAAAAAATCTTTCCTGAAAAATCAATACATTACTCTTTTTTTGTGTTCTTATTAAAAATAAACTCATCTTTTGTGTTGACAACAGCACAAATTTTGTGTAACATCCAAGTATAAGTTAACAACGAGACAACAAAAGAGGTCGACAACAATGACAAATCTAGAACTTATCCAGAAAGCAGAAAAAGAAAGATTGGCAATGATTGTCGCCGCCAACAAAGCGGGAGACAAAGCAGCTTACGAAAAAGCCAAGGCTTCTTATGTCGACAACAACGGCGAGATTATTTTCCCCAGCGAAGAAAAACAGCCGGAAACCGAAGCGGAAAAGTTAGACGCTGAAATCGCCAATCTGGAATTTGAGTTATTGAGCGCTGAAAATGCATTTTTTCTGACAAAAGATTTTCACGAAAAGCAAGACCTTCTGTATGCGCTTAAGAAGAAAAGAGGAGAAGCATAATGCAGGATATAGCACAATTTGAGGCACGAAAATTCTACTATGAACACCGACAAGACCTAAAAGAAATAGAAATACTTCTACAAAAGAAAGAGGCCGCAACAGATTTCATTCTGTCTCTGGCCTGGGGTTTCTTTTTCGGCTCATGGGTCATTACCGGAATTCATGTTCTTGGAGTATGGTAAACGATTTTAACAATTTTAATTAACAAAATGAGGTAACGACATGAAAAAGGCAAAACTATCTTGGATTGAAAACAAAGGCGTATTAATCGAAATTGACGGAGAAATCCCGCACAAATTCATCGTTTATAAACATGATATTAAAGAAGAGTGCGACTGGTGGGACGGAAAGAAAGCTTGTGAGGATATTTTTTGCCGTATGCCGACATGTAAAGAATTGTTGGTTATCTCTGAAAATAAAAAAGAAATCGATGAGCTTATGAAAGAACACGGCGGCGAACCTCTGAAAGATGAGTGTTACTGGTCTTCGTCCGAGGGCTACTACTACGACAACTTCGCGTGGGTCGTCAGACCGTCCGCCGGCGGCATGTACTACAACCCTAAGAGTTACAGTTACCGCGTTCGTTGTGTCCTCGACTTATAGTTTTTAACAATTTATCTATTTAGGATGACAGATCAATGACTGAAAATTTACAAGTTTTCAAATCCATTGCCGAAGTTATGGCCGAGCTGTCAGAAATCGGCATTAGCAAAGACCGCCGTAATGAACAGCAAAAATATAAATTTCGCGGCATAGATGACATTTACAATACCTTGTCCGGCCTGCTTTCCAAGCATAAAATCTGCATTATCCCATATTGCCAGAACAGGCAGTCGGTTGAACGGGTCACAAAATCCGGCGGCGTGTCATTTTATACCACCGTTACTGTAAAATATGACATCATCTCTGCCATCGACGGCTCTAAGGTCGAATGTTGCACTGTTGGCGAAGCTATGGACACGGCAGATAAATCAACTAACAAAGCCATGTCGGCAGCCTATAAATACCTCTGCCTACAGCTGTTCTGTATTCCGACTGAAGGAGACAACGATGCTGATGCAACAACACCTGAACCTGTTGCTCCGATGACTAATATGATAACTGACGAACAGTTTGCTCGCCTGCAAGAGCTTAACGTAGATATGATCAATCTCGCTCGGGCCGCTGGCGTCGGTAGCGTCACGCAGTTAACTTTTGAACAGGCCGCTAAGGCTATTGCTAAAAAGGAGGCTCAAGCCAATGCCTAGTATATACGATAATATTCTCGAAGTTGAACAGCTGATTGATACCGCCTATGACTTGGAAACAGGAGAGATAGATGAAGAAAAAGAGCGTGAGCTTATACAGGTGCGCGAACAGATTATTCTTTCCGGACTGGAAAAGCTCTGCAATCTCCGTGCTGATAAGGCCGCTTACGCTAAGGCGCTTAAAGAGGAAGAAGAACGTATCAAATCCAAACGGCAAGCTGAAGAAAAGAAACTGGCCGGCCTTGAGGATTACATTCTGCTCATTCATCAGAAAAGCGGCGAGAAAAAATCTGTTGCCGGTAGCTGGACGGTTAGCACCCGAACGTCAACACAGGTAAACATTACCGACCCGAATTTTGCCGATGAACGCTTTGTTCATAGAGAAACGGTCGCGAAGATTGACAAAATTGCTTTAAAAGAGGCCTTAAAAACCGAAATCATCCCTGGCGTTGAATTAAAAACAAACATTAATCTGGTGGTAAAATAAAATGTTTTTTCATAAATCGGCAGACATAAATGGTATTTTGGAGCTTATCAAGCCTAAATTGGCAGCGGTATTAAAAAGCGCTCCCTATGGCGTGGATATTGATATTAAAAAGCACGCCAAAACCCGTAGTGTTGATCAGAACCGTTACCTGTTTGCCATTTACAAACATATCGTTGAGTTCTGGCAAGAGACAGGTTTCATTATCGACGGCCTTAAACTCCGCTTTCTCTCGTCAGAATTTCTGCATGAATACTTCAAAGCAAGATTTGATTTGAAAACAACAACCAAACTGTCTACGGCAGAATTTATGAACTATACCAACAGCATTCAAAATCTGATGCTGGAACAAACCTTCGGACATTATGACCCCATATATCCCGAAGAAAGATTTCAAGAATTTTAATGAAAGGAAAAACAATGAGCGAAGAAAAAAATAAACCGGCAATTACTGTCAGAGACAGGCTGATGAGCGTATCCATTTTCAAAAAAGAAAGTGTTGACACCAAAGGTGACGGAAAGCTGCACACTTTTTATTCCGCCTGTCTGCAACGTTCTTTCCAGTCTAAAGACTCATCAGAGTGGAAACGCGAACAAATCAACCTTTATCCCGACGAACTACTGAAACTCTCGGCTTTATGTCTACGTGCTTACAACGAACTTACGGCGTTTGTCCAGTCGCAGAAGTCGAGCAATGTAAATGAGCGACAGGATTTCCCGGCCCAATCTTTCGATCAGCCGGAACTCAACGACGACATCCCGTTCTAAACACAAAAATATCATACAAGTAATTGCTTGCTGGGGCGGAAATTCACTTGATCACTAATAAACAACAATTTATCTCTACCGCCCCTCCTCAAACAAAGGAAAGACAAATGATTTTAAATAAACTTGAAGATTTTACTAATGCTATTTTACGTGGAGAAGAAATTAATCACGAGACTGTTTTTTATACCGGTATATTAGATGATGTCACCGAAAATGGTTCTGATAATAAATCTCCGCATCCACAAATCGGTGACCTTTACAAGGGCGGAATCTACATTGGAAGCTACAACAGCAAAGATGTAGTAATGGCTCTTAAAGATGAGAAAGACGAATATACTTTTGATGAAGCAATGGATTTAGAAGATAAACGTCCTCTTTCACTTCTGGAATGGTTGCTTTACTTAGAGAACAAAGAAATTATTGACAAAAAGTTGAAAGAACACAGAGGAGAACCTTTGAAAGACAAATACTATTGGTCTTCGTCCGAGAACAACCACACCAACGCCTGGACCGTCAGACCGTCCGACGGCACCATGTACGGCAACTTCAATAAGTATAACAGTATACCAGTTCGTTGTGTCCTCGCTTTTTAACTATTTGTCTATTCAACTATGAGGGCGTCCTTATAAAAGGTGGGATCCCATTTCGAAATGGTAAAGGATTAAAACTCATAAGCCCAAATATCAATAAGAAAGAAAAAAATAATGCCACAACCAGATTATGAAGATGATTTAGTTTTTCCTCCACAAGAACGACTTGCTGAACTTAGCAAAACGGTAGAAAAATTAAGTTCAGAAAATCAGCGTTTATTAAACTTAAATGCGGGAAAAGAGAGCGAATTGAAACAGATAAAAAAGTATCTTGAGTCTATTAAAGCACTAGCAGTGGTTAAAGGTAATAGCCAAGACTTTTTTGATATTGCAGAGGAGGCATTAAGATGAGTTTAACAGACGATTGGAAAGCCGGAAAACTTGAGGACGGTTTTTATTTTATCAAGCTTGAGAACGGAAAAACGCCCGTTGCCGAACTTGAAACTTGGTATAAACCCAACACGGAATCTGGAGAAATGGAAGAAGTAGAACAGGCTTTTTCCGGTTATCCAGATAATATAATTAGCGAAGTCGTCGCCCCTTGTGATTATGACGAGCTGCAACGGTTAAAAAAGGGGTGGGAGTTGTATTCTCACGAAACCGTAATTACAAAACAGCTCCGCCAGTTGCTTAGAGAATGCAAAACATTTTTTGAAGAAGAAAATCCTAAAGACTTTACGGTGCTTTCTGAAAGAATGGAAGACCTTTTAACCAAAATAAACGAGGTGCTAAAATGAAAAACATATTACATGCCTTTGCTCCTTTAATGGCTATTACTGCCGCTTATGACGGCTTGTATGAGGGTAATTTATCACCCAAGGTAGTTGATACTCCACAAAGTGAAGAAAGTATTGCAGCGTACAAAAAAGCTGCTGAGGAAAAGAGAAAACGTAGAGCAGAAAAAAAGGAAGGAAAAAAGCAATGAAAAGAGTAATGAATTTAACAGATAATTGGAAACATGGAACACTCCCTCCAGGTTACTATTGGGTTAGGGATAAAGATGGAGATATTAGAATTAGTAGATTAATCAGATGGGTTAATTCTCGTAACGAATTTCTCGAATTGGAGTTTGAGGGAGAGAAATATATTGAAGAAGTTTTATTATCTTGTAATTATGACAAGATTGATAATATGAAAAATACCATAAGTTTTCTTGAGAGAAGAATCACAGAAGTAAAGGAGGAGAATAAACAACTTCAGCAGCTGCTGGAAAAATGTAGACCATATGTTGACAAATATTTTGAGGAACAAACCATAGCAGAAAATTATGACAAATTAAGATGGTAAGAACCTTTGCAAATTTTAGAAGAACTTGATGAGGTGCTGAAATGAAAGTATTGAACCTTTATGCAGGTATTGGGGGAAATAGAAAATTATGGGGAGAAAATCACCAAATTACATCTGTTGAACTGTGTCCTGAAATAGCAGAAGTGTATCAAAAACTGTATCCCAAAGACACTATTATAGTTGGTAATGCCTTAGAGTATTTGGAAAAAAATTATAAAAAATTTGATTTTATTTGGGCTAGCCCGCCATGTCAAAGTCATGGTCAATATAGGCATAATGTCGGTGTCTTAGGTAAGGGATTTTCTCCTATTATTCCTGATATGAGTCTTTATGCAATCATTGTTTTTTTGAATACCTATTTTAAGGGAGCATGGTGCGTTGAAAATGTTATACCATATTATCAACCTTTGATTAAACCAAGCGTTATTATTCAACGACATTTATTTTGGACAAGCAAAGAAATAAAACCCAAAGAATTTCCTAAAGATGCTATTAGAACAAAAAACAAAATATCAGATTTTGATGGTTACGAAGTTGTTGCTGGAAGTAAAATCAAAAACAAACGGCAAGTTTTAAGAAATTGCGTTTTGCCTGAACTTGGTAGATATATTTTTGAGGAGTTATCGGATGAGTGCAGATAAACCAGAAGTCGGCGATGTGTGGCAGAGAAAATTGCTTTTTGAGCGCGTACATATTGTTCAAGTAAGTAAAAACGCTGTGAGATGTCAAATAGGAAAAATCAAATTCAAAACAATTCCCAAGGATTTTTTTCTAGATGCCTATAAATATCTCGGCAAGAGCAAAGCCAGCATTAATGATTTGTTTGAGGTGGAATGATGAAATTAGAAACAACAATGGTTATTAGTGGCGCCAGATTTCTTTTTTATGATTTATTGGGTCATTATCAGTTTTCTGACGATGATGAAAATAGAATTTTAAGATGTTGTGAGGATTTGTTTAATTGTGTAAAGGAAAGTGGCGAAAATGTTACACAAACAGATTTGCGTAACATTGATGATATGCAAGCCGAGATTAACAGGCTTAGGGAGGGTTTGGAAAAAGTTAAGAATATATGCACGGAACAAGACACAAACATTGATAACCTTGTTTTGGCTTATTCTATCTGTCGAAGAGCCTTAAACGGTGAAAGCGAGGGGGGGAAATGATTAAAGTCGGGCAGATTTATAAAGAAAAAGACGACATTTTTGTTGTCACTTTTGCAAACACAAGCGGTGGTTTTCATGCCGTCCAGAATAACGGACGTGTGTTTTCAGGGTGTGGATTGAATGAAAAAGATGTAATCGCCGAATACCCTACTTGGCAAGAGGCTATTAATTCTAAGGAATTTAAGGAATGAGAACATATAAATTACGCAATAGAGAAGTAGGAAAGTATTATTACAGTCGGATTACCAATATTTGCCAATTCAGAAATTATTTCTCAATTGTAATTTGCCACGGGTTTGACGCAATAGGACGGTCAAAATCTAGGAGTTGCGGTGTTTATTTTTATAGTGAAAAAGACGCAAAAGAATATGTTGATTTTAAGAATGGAAAATTCAAATGAAATTTGAAGAAGCTTTGAAAGCTATGAGAGAGGGTAAAAAGGTTAAGTTTCCCATTCGTTCGTTACCTTTGACTATATGTAATAACAAAATATGCGAGTGTGGCAAAGACGGTACAGGTGGAGAAATCCTTTGGGAACATGATAGCATAAACACTTGCAATATTATGCGTGATGATTGGGAGGTTGTAAATGATTGAGAAAATTATTTTATGGTCCGTTATCCATATAATATTCATATCCATTATAACTTATGTTTGGATAAAGGATTGTAAAAAACTTGGAAAAAACAATCTGGGGGTAAGCATACAGGAAAGAATAATGATGTATGTTCTTATTTTTGTTATACCATCATTGATTTGTATATGGAGGGATTAGATGCCTAGTGATTTATATAAATTTAAGCTTGTTTCTTATGGGAAAGCCGAGGGGGTAAAACACGCTAAACAGTTTATTGCCAAAGGGGCAACATATGAAACTGTCTGTAATAAATTAGATAAAGAAGCAGACTTTTATAACCGTGTCGCACACGAAGCATGGCAGTTTGAAGCTAATGAAATGGGCGATACTGATATATACAACCTTTTAACGGAGGAAAATTGATGATAACAAGTTTTGAACATAAGTTTGATATTGGTGACACTGTATTTTTGACCTTCTATTCCCGAGGAAAATATCGGGTAAGAAAAAAGCTTGGATATAAAATTAGATACATAAAGTTTAATTTATGTATGTCTTTTCCACCAGAAGATAAAAAAGAAAAGACAGTTTATTATTGGTTTGAGGGTAAAAATCCAAGTGTCTTTATGACAGAGGAATGTGCTTGTTTTTCCTCTTTGCAGGAGGCTGAGGAATGGTGTAACCAACAAAACGAAAAATTAGGAAAATGAAAAAGGCAAGATTAATATTTTTAATACAATTTAACGGAGGTTTTCACTTTAGAGAACGGATTTTTGAGGAAAAGAAAAATGACAAATTATGAGACAGGAGGAAAACGTGACAATAGTTGAAATTTTTACAATTAACGAAGCCCTGCAATATCTAGGAAAATCTTTCCAAGGCTTAAAAGAGCCAGAAAGGACACTAAGAAGAAAATTAAGAAAAATTGGGATTAAACCCCTTAACGGCACTATAACTGCCCGTCAGCTAGAGGAGTTCATAGAGAAATGTTACACTTTAGAAAAAGAGGAAAATATTACCACGTACGGGGAACGGTCTTCGTTGGTGATAAATCGAAGGAAGTCAAAGAACACTCTAGCCGCTGCGATAGCCTCCAAAAAGCAAAGGAATATGCGAGCTGCTTAGAAAACGAAATTCGTAATGAAATACTGTATGGCAAGAGCGTAAATGCGGGAAAAGTTACTTTTGGAGAAATTGCCCAGGAATATATAAATCGAGTCGGGGGAATCAACCCCCAAGACTTGGATCGCATAGAAGACAAGTTTCTCGCCTTTGAAAATTATTCTGTTGATGAAGCTTCTGAAATCTGGAAACAAGTTTTAAGAAACAATCCAAATTTAGCCCCTTCAACTGTCGACCGAATAAGAACCCTATTTTTAGCAATATTAAATCATAGCCAAAAAGAATATGGCTACCAAATACCGGCCATTGCCAAACCCAAATACAAAGACGAACGCGTCAGATTTTTAGAGACAGTGGAGCAGAGAGAGCGTCTTTTATTTGCCTATCCTTTTCATGTAAAATTAATCGCAACAATGCTTTGCTTTAACGGTTGCCGTTGTCAGGAAGCTTTGCAGCTCCTCTGGCCTGATATAAATTTTGAGCGCCGCACTATCCGCTATCGAAAAACCAAAAACGGTGAAGACCGCGTTGTTCCAATGCACGACAGAACATACAAAGCCCTTTTATTAGCAAAAGAGCGCCAAGAAACAAATAATTGCTATGATCCAAACGGTCATGTATTTTTGAATAAAAACTTGGAACCATACCAAGACACAAGAAAAAGCGGCGGGAATCCAATTTCAAAGGCTCATGAAACCGCGTGTAGAATTGCCGGTGTTGCAAACTTTACGATTCACGATTGGCGGCATCATTGGGCTTCTTGGTGTGTTATGTATGGTATGAATGATATTACCTTAATGCGCCTTGGTGGTTGGAAAAAGCACGAGATGATACAAAGGTACGTTGCCTTGAGGGCGGAATTCATGGCGGATGAATTAAACAAGGTTAAATAAACCGCGGAGTCGACAGGAACAAGGGAGCTTTTACAGCTCTCTTTTTTACTGCCCAATTTTTGCCCAATTATTGCCGTGTTTATATATGTATTTATGTGTTTTTCGGTGTTTTTTTGTGCTTTTTCGTGTCGTTTGATGCAAGATAAAAAATGATATAGATACGGGAAAAGCCTTGTAAAAACAAGGCTTTGAATTGGAGCGGGTGAAGGGATTCGAACCCTCGACATCAACCTTGGCAAAGATGTTCTCTTGATTGATAACATATTGATTTTAATAAATAAATTAAAAGCAATTTTTATAATTGCCAAGATTTTGCCAAAACAAAGACAAAAGCCCCCAGAAAAATTTTTTAAACTTGATTAAAAATGATAAAGTAATATAAAATCCTACCCAAAGTTAGTTAGAAGAGGAAACTATGGTTACACAAATAAAAGATAGCGGCATACAATTTCACCCGCGAAAAGGAACCGTTTTAATTTGCGATTTCAAAGGACACGAAGTCCCCGAGATTGTAAAAAAACGTCCGGTGGTTGTTATTACGCCCCGTCTTCCTTATCGTGATAACTTGGCAACGGTTGTCCCCTTGAGTACTACTCCGCCGGAACATGATGTCCCCTATGTAGTAAAATTGAAGGGATATTATGGAAATGATCCGTTGAAGCCGCAACAATATGCAAAATGCGACCTTGTTTGCGCTGTAAGTTTTAAGCGTTTGGATAGGGTGAAGGTTGGATTTAGGAAATTTATAAGCCCAGAATTGAGCAATGAGGATTTGGATGCTGTATTGAACGGTGTTCGAAGCGCCTTGGGATTATTTTAATTTTCTTGACTTTTTTAACAAAAAGTGTTATATATAATGATGTATCCAGTTAATCTGGCTTGCAAGACCTCGCCATTAAATTGGAAGGCAAAACCCGGAAAGGACGAATAAACAAGTCTCCCGGGTTTTTTATTTGCACAATTCCAGTTCCTGTCGCAGCTTGTCAATCCGTCCAAGCCATTCCCAAAAATTTTCATACCCGGCATCAGGAATCGTTTCGAGCTCAGTACCGACGGCGTTACCGCCGACCGGATAAACTGGACAAATGTTATAATTTACCGTCGTGCATGAGCTGCAACAAATCAATGCGGCTAGCGTTAGGCTTAACATAAATGTCCGCCTTTTTCTTCTCAACATACTTTATAACCTCTTTTTCCCGAACAACATACTCTATTTTTACATCGCGAGAACCAACAGCATAGCCGCTCCAATAAGCACCAGCAACTACAAGAGCAAGCATAATCCCCAAAACCGCATATCTTTTCATCACACTTAAAATAAGACCCCAACCAAACCAAATTTAAAGGCACAAATAGCCAGAACAACTAAAAAACCCCACAAAAGCCAATATATACGCCGATTTTGAGCGGCCATCCCTATAAGCCAACACCAGAACTTATATTTATTGCATTTGCATTCTTCGGTCATTTCACACCTGCCATTTCTATTCCCTGAAGCAAAACCTCATCAGAATATGGCTGTTCACCATTTTCGTGCCTGATTATTGCCTTAAGCAAATTAAGCATGATGCCCTTCTCCTCTAAATCAATCAGCGTTTCTGGAGTAACATCCAACTTCAAACAAACGCTTTTGATATACGATTCTGTATCATTTTCAACTGGGGGAGCAAAACGGTTAATGATACTATGAACATCACGCAAACCATATTTACGCTGATAGGTCCGTAAAATCCGGCACAAAGCGCGGATTCCGTATTCCGGCTGCGAAAAAACGCAAAACTCAGAATCCGTCTGCTCAGCCGACAGCCCTTGCCATTTATCACCGTGCCTAATATTTCCCGGATTATTGTTCCGAATTCCTCTTGCCGCCATTTCGGATTCCTTTCATAAAATTAATAGGGTCTTGTTCGGCTTTACGTAAAACACTGTCAACAATCATATAAATTCTAACGGCAAACAGGCCACAGACGCCGCTAATCCCATATTTGACAGGGTCGGGCATTTGCATATATTCGAGCAAAAGTCCGCACAACATACTGACAAGAAAGGTTATCAGCATATCTCGCAATGTTTGTTTCACAGAAATGAAAGGCCGTATCACCATAGTTACAACTCCAATAAAAAAAGCCCATATACTGTAGTTATTGATAATTTCTTTTACTTCTTTCTCCATCATGTCCTCATTTTAAAGTTGACTCATACACAAAATTCTCCTACTCGTTTAAAGGTGTTCGTTCGGACACAAAGAGAGTAGGAAGTTAGCTATAGATAGCTTCTCTTTTCGGGCGTCTACCCGAAAGGCGGGAGATTGCCCTCTCCCGTCCTCTTTACTAAAAAAACAGATTAACATATTCGTTAATATATTTATTGGAATTTAAGCTTCTCTATTCTCCTCTTGGATAGTAGTAACCTCAGCTTTAGGATACTCAGATTTAACTTTAGCAACAGTTTCCTGCCAAATATTAGTGCCGTTGATTTTGTCCCAATAAATCATATCAAGCTGATCACTGATCGGCGGATAAGCTTGCCGACGCAGCTCAATATAAGTTAAAGGCGGATTATCCTTCAAAATCGGTGAAATCTCACCGTTTTTGATTTCATAGCCAGATATATACTTTCCCTCCGGCAACACTAATTCCGCCACTGGCAGATAACCAGCAGCCAAAACAGCAGATTCATCCTCAATCCAATTAGATATTCCAGGAATATTGCGTGGAGCATATTCCAGAGTTTTATCTTCTTTAACTTTTGCATATTTCACTTCCTAACCTCCTAGTCTTTTATAAACAATTTTTACATATCCTGTAGTTCCAGAGTATCCATAAGGGTCAGAAGAGCTTATTCCCGCTGCACCACCGGCTCCATAGCCTTCATATAAACTTGCACCGCCACTAGTGTTGCCTGAATGGGATCCATTGGCACTACCATTATTTCCAATTGAATTTAATGTTTCACTTATTATAGAGGCATCAATAGTGGGAATCGAGCCTGCAGAACCACTTCTGCCTTCGTGCCCCCCCCCATCACCAGCACCACCCCCTCCACCATATGAGGTAACAATATTATTAATAAGTGAATTACCTCCAGCTCCACCATATCTCCAACCTCCGCCTCCCGTAGCCCCATTTCCACCCGCACCAACAGTGATTGAATAACTTCCTTTATTAATATATAGTTCTCCAATAAAACCCGAACCACTACCACCGCCTGCACTAGCTGTCTTAGCAGGTCTTGAACCAAGGATTTTTGATGAAGCTCCACCTCCGCCAGCACCAATGCAATACACAAGATAAATGCCCCCTAGAATCTCAAGGTTATAGCTTCCCGGAGTTGAGCTCTCGAATAAAATAGTTTCTGGTTCATATGGCTCATAAATTTTCATCAGCATTTTCTCGCTTTTTAAGTTTATCATTAGCTAGTAATCCCCTTTTGTATAGCTCCACAAACCCAGTCGCCAATTAGGTTATCATAGTCAAAGTAAAAATCATAACTCCCTGCTTCGATTTCAGGAGTAGTTTTATTAAAGAATTGTGTCGTTCCCCAGTTGATTATCGGTGTACCGCTTACTACGGCCATAACTTTAATTTGATTAAATATTGTTTTGTCAACCGAACTAGGTAAAGAAAAAGACGTTGAGGAATTGATTTGTGCAACATATATATTATTTTCCTCTAAAGAGACAGTTCCTTGGATAGTTCCCAAGTTAATTATCTTTTCGCTTAGTTTTTTCCAGCTTGCAGATGTTCCGTCTGTACTTAAAAATTTTCCCGCCTGCCCGGTCTGATCTGGAAGAACGGAGGCTATACCACTTGCCCATGCATTCCAATCCATTTGACTGTCATTAATCGTGCCACTTGCAATAACAACAAAATAACGAACTTCAATAGTATTAGTAAGGTTTGTAGTATCTGCTATGACGCCTGAATTTTCTGTTGCAAGTCCTAATTTTCCAGTAAATCCGCCTCCCGCCGCGGTAGTATCAACGGGCGTTCCCGGTGTTATTGCTGAGTTCGCTGATATTCTCCACCCTGTGTAAGAACCCGGATCCCATTCTGTTATTCCGCCCGTCACTGTTCCGTTTGTTAAGGCCAATACATTTCCGTTTCCGATAACAGGTACAGTATTGCCAACATCAGTAATTAACTTGTTCAGCAGTGTAGGAACTTTGAACTTATTATTAGTCGTATCGACTGCAAACTTACCACACTGTCCATAAGCAGATATATCAGCTTCATATTCTTCATAAGTGCAAGTTTGCAATAACGGAGGCTCTGATGTTAAATAATTAACCCATAGACCAGGAAACTGATCTTTACTATATTCACCTCCGTTACAGGGTACGCTTCCTTCTGGAACATAATCTGCCGTACATGCAAGCTGAATAATTTGTCCGATTGCTTGGCCAACACCTCCAGAAGAACTTAACCTTCTCCAGTTTTTATCATCAATAAATTCTGGATTAGTCACAAAATTTTTGGTGTTGTTAGGGATTAAAGACTCAACCTTATAAGGATCTTCATTTGTAGGGAAATACCACAAAATAGCATTTTGCGGATAGCCGCCAATTTTATCACTTACCTCTTGTTCAAAAGTGTAGACCCCACCATTTTGAACATAAAAATAAAACTGAGAAAGCAAGTTTCCCAGTCCATTAAAATCTTTTCCCTCAGGAGGAACTCCGCCTTGTTTTTTGGAAAGCATTGTAATAGGTGGAAAACCCTCTTGTATACTTGCTAAATACGAACCTGTAGGACTTTCAGGTATTATATTTTTCTCTCCATTATATGCAAAAGGACCTGATAAAAGTTGAGGTTTTTCTAAGTTTTCCATAAATTAATCTCCTATAATACACCATCCCAAAAAACACCTTGGCCAAATGGCTGAAAATCTGAACCATAGAAACCAAAGGTATTTTCAACGTCAATCTGATAAATCTTAGTACCAACACCGGCAGGACGAGGCAAAATATCCTGAGTGGTAAAAAGATAACTTTCCCAATCTTCCAGAATAAAATCAAAAACAAAAATCTGAACTGTCATATCCAGATTATCGATTAAATAAGCATTTCCCCGATCCTTGAATAAATTTTGAAGAAAGGCATTCATCGATGTAATGGTACCATCCCAAGTAGTACCAAATGCCCGAATTTTAATTATTTCTCGGAATTGGTCATCACTTAATGAAAAAATCGTCCCATCAGCGGCTGCAAAATTTCTTGAGATTTTAAGAATCTTTCCCCAAAAATAATCAAGAGCTTCAGGTATGCAGGTATTATAATCAAGAATTTCCTTAACAAATTTTTGAGAAATATCACCAAGATATTTATCCCAAACCGCTGCTTTTTTCATGATTAAATCAGAAACATTGGTATAACCAAATTGTTTCTGCAGAACATTCAATGCCGCTTCCTGAAACATTATTCTATAGCCTCCACAACGATATTAGACTTAGATAATACTGGAACCTGCGAAATGTTCATGGCAACATAATCGCTCCAGCTTTCAGCCCCATGAATCCGAATTTTAACACTTAATAATGTAATCTGATTAAAACCATTAAATGCCTTGGCTAATTCATTCCCCGCAACAGTTTGCTTAATTTTAAACGGATTTTCAGCAACCCAGTTAATAAGAGTCGTTATAATCTGGCTGTTCACATCTGCCGGCGTATAGCTATTTGCGGCATATTGTACTTGAACGTCAATATCAACAAAATTGGGACGTTGAATAAGATAATCATAATTATAATCAACTTCGGGATCATAATAAGTAATCGTTGTGTCGCCATTAACGCCGGCCCCTAACGTTTTTTGCTCAGCAAGCACTTTGGCAATATCAGAACCCGCTCCCCCTAAGACACAAAGATAAACTGAGTGAGGTTTTAAAGTAATACCATCAATCGTCTTTTCCGTATTCCCCGGATTCTCTCGGCCAATAACACTTATCACATCAGGAAGTGCCGCAACATTATCAACAATCGCACCTAATATACTACGAGCTCGGATATTAAGCCAATTGGCAGTAATCCTCGAACGAAACTCATTATCATTCTCCGTCTGGTAACCTTGAATTCCATCCGAGGGATTGGTTATACTATCCCAACCGGAAACAATGGTTACAATAGTATTCAGAGTACCCGAAAGACACGGATTGTTCCCTGGTTCAGTACACTGAAATTCAGCTGTAACTTTTCCGTCGGTTCCAATCACAACTGTATTTAACAACGCAAATTCAAATGTTCCGTTACTGGCCAGGCTTCCTTCTGGAATGACAGTTCTCGAAGCACCAGATAAAACTGCGGAAACCACTGTCCCAATACCCTGCTTTCTATAATAACCAAAAAAAGCAGCTGCAACATCCAAAGCCGGTCCTGTAGCATAATAGACGCTAAATGAATTGGCTATGTTCACAACTTCACCTTGTGCCGTAGTTAACATTTTAGTATCTGTAATAATAAATTGTCCTTGGACGGTAGAATCATCCAGATTAAGATTGGCACCTAACGCCCCTTTATAAGCTTCTTGAAAATCACCCTTAATTGAAGACGTATCAACGGTAATGACACCTTGCGGTGTTACAGAAAAGATACTCATAATGTAAATACCCCATATATGCTTGAGATTTCGGAAGATATGACCAACTTGTCTTTCTCTGTGGAAAGACGCAGAGAATTAACCTGTACAATTTCCTCATTATCTAAAATCCGCTGCCGAATAACCTCACGAATATAATCTCGGCCTCCCATTTTTCCTAAAAACTCATTGAAAAAATCCGCGCCGTCATCGGTATTATAAGGATTTTCACCCCGACAAAGCCCTATTCTTGTTCTGGTATCCTGTGCACAGGCTTCTACCCCATCTTCAACTTGTAAATTCTCTTGAAAAATAACAAGGTTATTATTTTCATCCAATTTTAAGGTCTGCATACTACACCGCCTTTACAACTTCACTCGCCGAAGTTATTGTTCCTTTCCAGGTACCGGCGGAAGACCCGGAAGTTACTTCAACCGTTACCTCATCTCCCAAACGGGCAACGCCGCTTCCGCCCTCGCCTCCCAAATTGATTGCTTGTGCAATTATTGAGATAAGTTCCGGCAAAATTTTAACTGAGCTTTCTTTGTTCCTGAAGAATAATCCTTCCGGCATATCACGAAATGATATCGGCAAAAAAAATCCATCGGCCCAATTAAAAGAGCGAGAACTACCGATAGGCGATGTATCCTGAGTTTTTTTATAATTGCTAACATCAAAATTACCAGCAATCAGCAACCCTTTATCCCCAACTGCAGGATTAAAGCTAATCTCGCCGTTAGTACCAAAAGGATGCATTATGGGGATATTGTAAATTGTATCCGCCCCAGTTATTTGAATAAGATTTCCATTGGTATCAAATTGCTGTATCAACGGCAAAACATTAACAAAACGATTATTTTCGCCGATTGAAACAATCTCAACCGGCTGAAGCATAGCTACCCACGAACCAAGATATTGTCTCACAAAAAGCGAAAAAATCTCAAAAAGCCCGTCCAATTGGGCGGGCGTATAAGAAGGAATTCCTGTCATATTAATAAAATCCTAAACCGGTTTTCGTCAGATTAAGCCGTGTATACCAATCTCGACCTCGTGTATCACCGTTATGAGAAAGGGTCGAAATAAAAAAATCATACGATTTAAGTTGCGGATATTTAAAGGAGTCCACCTTAACCGACTGCCCGGAAATAAGCGATGAATTAAGTCTTACATTAATAATAACTCCTGTTTCTGTCGGTTCAGGAATACCAATGATATCCTTAGTTGTTAGGGTAACCACATTACCGGAGGGAATATTTTGTCCTGCTTTCTTAATATATAACCGGCCCTTTGATGAATAAATATCCAAGCCCGTCATCTGCGCCAACTGACGCAAAGCCGCAACGCTATTCTGATTACGTACATTATAGTTGCTGACGGTTATACTATCATCTTTGAGGCCATCCACAAATTTGAGCCCCAAATCATCTGCTAGATTCTTGGCAATCCGAGTAACAGGAATCTGTCCCTCATAGGTGTAACTTTTAGGCTGCGTTAAATCAGAAAACATTGCCATAGCCTTAAGGACAATTGAATAATCAGCATTTTCAATACTAGGTGTACCTTTAATGACAGAACCGTCAAAAATAAGCCCCCGACGGTTTTCATAACCCGCCTCAATAATAATCCGATTCGGCCGCCAGTTCTTAATCCACTGGGTAGTGGATGTAGCCAAATAGAACATTTTTTTAACTTGCAACCCACTTATAACAATATTGGCTTCATTCAATGCCCCGCTTACTGAATCTGACGTATTGAATTTAACTGACATATCTTCTGTCAGCTGGCTAAGAGCCTTTGAATCCTTTTGTCCTTCATAGAGCGTAAGTCGCAAATATCGCTTGGGAATGCTCCAATTACTTTTCATCGTAAACGGTACTCCGTATCATAAACCAGAAGATAACGATCATTAAACTCATTGTAATTTGGATTGGAATTCCCGAAAAGATCATAAAAATACAGATTTCCCGGAATAACCTGATTCAATATAAGTGGCATACGGTTAATACAACGGCGCCCATAAAATTGGGGCTCATCATCAATTGCCAAATCCATAATCAATGAACCATCTTCCATTGTCCGCAAACTTATGTCCGCAATATGAATATTGCCGGCATCATCGGTTAAATTGGCAGAAAGACTCTGATTTGGCTCTTGAATTATATTGATTGACACCTGTGTCATGAATTCCACCATTCCTTCAAATCTTGCTTTAATGTTTCCACAATACCAATTAATTTGGTATCACCATCGGCTTCATTCCGTAGAAACTTTCCTTTGTCATCAAAAGTAAGAACCTGTTCAAAAGTCATATCTACTTCAAGTAAATTGAAATTTTCCGGTGTTTCATCAATAACATAATCAACCATAGTATACTTTTTTCGAAGGCCGGAATTACGAGTTTGAATATCAACCAATGTCATTTCATGAGTTAATTTGTCACAAGTAGTCCGAATCTTTTCAATCAGGTTGTTCTTATCTTCACCAGTTAATGAATAGTTAACATCCATAAAACCAATACCGACAGTACCATTTTTAGAAACAATTCCTTTCATATGGAGATCATCTGGATTAGCATATTTATAATCCGTCACGCTAAAACCTGTTTCAATCGGAACCTGAGTTGAAGAAGCAGAACCATGAAAACCGCATTCCATAATTGTATCAAATTCTAAAAGTGGTTCTCTGGTTTCGGCATCAACAACACTATAAGTGGCCGCCGTAAGTTTATCCCAAACAGAGGCTAAAAAGTTTATTTCTTTTGCCATAGCTTTTACCTCGTGGGCGATGTCATTGGAGTATAACCTATAGGGAGCATATTGTTTTGAACAGTACTTCTTAATTGTGGAACAATATCCTCGGCACCCTTAACTCCATTAATGGTAACGGTGGTTGTCCCCCGATTAATGATCGTCTGGTTTTGTTGATTGCGGTTGTTGGTTGTGTTATTAATAGAGCTATAGGACTGAGCTGCACGCATAGTCGCTGCCGGTGGGATGTGTTCCATTCCATAGACAGCTCCTCGCACAGCTCCTTCCCAAGAACCTTCAGAAACCGCTCCGGCAATAAAACCGCCAGTTGCATTCCCTATGTCGACCAGCCCTGACCCAATCTTCGAGAGCAACTCCAAAGGACGAGTCAAAATCGGCACATATTTATCAACAAAGCTAAAAATATTCTTTAAAACCGGAAACCAATTATCCGATGTATCTGCCAACCATCTGAAAACATCACCTATTAAACTAAAGCCATCAGCAATTGCTTGGCAAAATTCAATAAGTCGTGGGCTTTCTGCCATAAATTTATTAAAAGCTTCTGTTACCTTGTCCCAATTCTGATAAAGCAGATAAACTCCGGCAATAGCCAACCCCACACCTAGATTAAACGGGTTAAATAGACCTCCCAAAAGAACTTTTAAAACGGAAAGAGCCGGTCCCAGCAACGTAACAGCCCCTAAAATGCCCAAAATACCGACTTTTACATCATCCGAAGACAATGCCAGATTTTCCATAAACCCGCTCAGTTTGTCAAAAACCGGAACCAATCTCTCCAGAGAAGCTCCAGAAATTGCCTTAAAAGCTTGTTTAATTGTAGCAAGGCTACGGTCAAGTTTACGCATAGAGCTGGCAGTTTTTTCGCTAATCGTCCCAAACTTTTGCGATTTTTCCAAAATAGCGGCAAACTCTTCATCTGAGGCCTTCAGCATCCTCTGAAGCGTAATATCTCCCCCTAACATATCGGTAACTTTTACCTGTGCATTTTCATTCAATGTGCGGAACTCTGAACGAAGAGCTTTTATCGCTCCCAGATAATCCTTGTTAAAAAGGTTGGTTCCCATAATTGCCGATAAGTCTTTCAGAGGCCCCGAAGACTCAAAACGCAAACTGTTGGCAGCCTGTTGCAGCTTTTCAATCATACCAATAGCACTATGTGCATCACCGCCAAATTGAGCAAACGCATTGGCAAACTGACTGACCTTTTCAACCGGAAGATTCCAGCGTTCAGAAAGATTAACCAATTTTAACGTCTCATCATAAACTTGGGTAATTGATTTAATTCCTAAAACGCCGGCTGTAATGCCACCTAACTTACCAATTAATCCATTTTGAATGGAATTGACGGTTTGGTTAAACTTTTTCTCTAAACCTCCAAGAGAATTTTCAGCATCTTTGGAATTTACAAAAAAGTTTATAACGGCATCCGAAAACAGTGACATTTTAACGTTTCCCTATTTTGTCTTTTTCCCGATTTGAATAAGCAATTTCATTTTGCGTGCGGACATAGGCGGCCAAATTCGCCAGATACAGGTCGCCAATGTCCATTTGTTGTAGTTCCAAAACTGAAACTTCAGATTTTAAGATATTTCCTATGGCATTGCTCAATCCGAAATCTGCAAACGCAACAACTTTGCGGCTGCCTCGGCGTATTCCCGGAATATTTCGGATTCTTTCATAAAAACCATCTGGTGTTCCAAAATTTTTATACCTAATTCCAAAACTGCCAGAGGATTTTGAAAGTATGAACTAACCGTTTCAACAGACATTACAGCGACTGGTTCTGTTCCTTGAGTATTAAGCAAAGTTGCCAATGGCAGTAAATCTTTCAAAAAAGCTTTGATAGAACGGTCTTTTGTCCCCATATGACGGTCAATAAAGTCAAGCCCTTCCATTACATCAAAGAGCCTGATTTGAAAGTGAACAGTATTTTCAAAATCTTTAATCTGTACCTTGATTACTTTTTGCATATTCTTTTCCTTACAGTGGCGAATTTGTGCGATCGGTAAAGGTCAAACGATACTGTTTATCGCTTTGGCCGTCATCAAGATTAGCCGAATCTCCCGCGTCAACCTCTTCAATTGTACCGCCGGTATAGATTGTTTTAATTCCGGTCGTAAGGTTTGAAACAGTCATCACAATGGTATAGTCCACAAGAGATTTACCATATTTGGCCGTAGTTGCACTGATTAAGTTATCTAAAGCCAAACGAGAATTTGATGTCGGCAACAAATTAATCGTACAGGTATATAAAACTGCTTTTTGGTTAACAACAGCCAATCCATCCGCACCTAAGCGTGTAGATGCCGGCTGAGCCTTTTCCCACTGGACGCCTTCGGGAGCAAAACCATCCAATTTTAAGAAAGCCAAAACAGGTAACGCCGTTAAAGAATATCTAAGGTTCTGAAAACCAACTTTGTTTGTTGAAATATCGTTCATGTTTAAGCTCCAAAAATGTTATTAATGATTCTGACTTGGTTAACAACACCGCCACACAGATAACAAACAATGATTCTAACTCTGCGAGCTTTAATATCCTCAGCTGTTAAATCTTGAACCTGAAAGAAATACCCGTTGTTCTCTACGGCATCGGCAGCCGCGGCATTATTCGTAATCATATAAATGGTGTTGCGATCAGTATCTGAAAGCTTGCCGTTACGGGCAATCGTACCATTGGTTTTTCCCTGTTCAAAGGAAGGAGTAACAATGGTCGACATAAATTCCTTGGCATCATCACCCTGTAAACCAAGTTTTTCAAGACTGATAAAGCCGTTCATTACTTGTGTCTGCAAGTCCCTTTCAAGCCAGCTTTCGTTGACCTGTACGTCCTCTGTCCCAAAACTGCCTTGCATTAGTCCCATACCATACAAAACTTCCTGTTGATCGCCAAAACCTACAGAATAAATGTAAGAAATGCACAAGGCATCAAGTTCTTCAGCCAAGGAAAGATTGGTCTGCCCCTGCTGATAGTCAATAACACTCCCCAGCGTGGTAATTGGCGTATAACCTTTGGCCGGCTGGAAATTAAAGTTCTTGGCTCCATTAGCTGTGTTATAATCTGTAGACGCTGCAATCGCGCAGGAAAGAGCGTTTACGTATTCACCTTTTTCATCATAATCGATAACATACCCAGTATAGCCAAGAGTAGAAAGCGTAGATTGCAAAGCTTTTGCAGTTGCCTTATCTTGGATATTGAATACCAAACGAACCATCGAATTAATCGTCTGTCCGCCAATATTCCCCTGGAGCCACTCAACAGCAGCCGTAATGCTGTCTTCATCAAGCTCTTCAATCGTTGTAATTGAATAGCCGGCCGTATTGGCATTAAAAATACGGTCGCAAAATTCTGCAAATGTTTCAGCGTCTACGCCCTGAGACAATTCAGCAGTAAGCAACCCCAGCATTGTACTCAGATCGGTCCCTGTCGTTCCGGCACTAACAGCAGCTACTGTTGCCTCTTTTCCTGCTGCACCGGAAGTAATAATAAAACCGCCGGTAATGGTATTATAAACGACTGTCGCACCAGTATAAGCCTCACCTCCTGCACTATTTCCCTGAACAGCAGTTTGTATCAAAGAAGCTACTTCAGAATAACTGTTAGCGGTTGAAAGATTAACAACGACCTCAAATTCTGAAGAACCAAGGGTTAGTTTAAAGCTCCCATTATCGACGGCTTTAAGCTGAGCAATTGATGCCAAATCCTTAGTACCTTTGATAAACGGTGCTGCTGCTTCTTTGTACCACCGAGCAACAATCAACTTCTCTGGAGCAATTCCAGTCTTGGATAAGAAGCCAAAATATCTTGAAGCGACTTCGTATTCGGGAATTTCAGAACCGAAATCTGCCTTAAAATCAGTTAAGGCGCTTACACCCGAATAAGTGAGCGCCGGAGTAGAAGACCCGATTAACGGAGAAGTCATAGCCAAGAGCATGTGTTTTTTTTCAACCGTAAAGGCCGGACTTTGGACCACAGCCGAAATCGGTACAAATTTACTGAAAGGTAAACTCATATTATTTGTCCTTGTTAAAGATGAAAATTAAGGGTTATTTGCCAAAACCGTGTAAGGTAATTTGGGCTTTTTCTATTGCCGGAGAGATTTTTGTTACCGTATCGACAACAAAAAGTTCCACGTCAAAATTGTAACGTTTCATATATTTTTTGTTTTCCTGCAAAAAGGTCAGATTGCGCAAAGTCGACATCTTTTTAAGGTCTGCTACACCATAATTCTGGGTTAAATTGACCTGCAATGTCTGCTTAAACAACGACGCATTGCCAAGCGCTGCGGGACCGTAAAAATCCAATTGCACTCGATAAATACGTTGCACGTCATAGGCAATGCTAATTAATCCTTTTTCCTTGTCATAATTTGTATGTCTCGGTTGGCTCCAGCCAATATCCTGAACATCAAGAATGTTAAACGTTGCAAAATCTATTCCTGGTTTAGGGAGCGGCCGGTCATCAATATAGGGATTAACAAATTGCAATGTCGGCATTAAAGATTGAAGATAATCATATAAATCAGGTTCCGTCATTAATCGGCTCCTCATATTCTATGCGGTAAGCATAAACTTCACGCCAACCAGCATCGTCCCAAGCTTCCTTAGCAACTACCTGATAAGTATACCCATCACACTTGAAGGTATCCGAACCAAACTGTCGCAATCGGTCGAGCTGTGTTGGCTCGCCGGAGATAAACACCTTAAAATATTGGTATTCCTGAAGGTCAAACCCAGTTTCACGTAACTCCTGTAAACTGGCAGGCTGTATCTTTCCCTTAACAGTCAACTCCGAAGTAGTAACAACCGGCTCGCGGCTATTAACCTGCCATTCAGTTGTTACTTTGGTAAAAACAAGGTCTTTCCAATCATTAACAACAGTCAAGGCGTCTCCGACTATGGCGTGCAGATTTAATGACATTTTATTTTCCTAAAGGCTTTTCTTTACCATTTTTGACCATGGCGATGTGGACACCATCTCTGAGACCGCCAGTATCAATAAGCGTATGAGTGCTGCCTTTTTGCCTTATAGTGCTTGGCTTATTTGGCGGCGGCGTATTGCTGGTAATACTCTCGATGATCTGATTTCTCATATCCTGTGCAATTTCAGCCATAATTTTGTTAAGCGTTTTTCCGTCATCCAAGCCCTTTTGCACAATCTCAGGAGCTCTTTGTTGTATCTTAGCCTCGGCATTTCTCAAAAACGGACGGGCAGGGATATCTTTCGTGCCAAACTCGTTAAAAAGGGCTATTTCGCTTAAAGTTGCATTTTCCCCTTTATGCTGTTCGCCTTCGTAATATCCCGCTTTGGCTCCGTCAGCCCCCTCTTTGAACTCTTTTTCCAAGTCCTTAAACATTTTACGGACGCCATCAGCTTTAAATTTTACACTGAATTTCATCTTCCAGGACTCCAGTAATAAGGCAACACATTAAGCGGTTTTCTCGGCATCGGTGGTTGAACCGTAGACAAGAGGGCTAAAAGCTCTGCACCGTAGGGCGTCGTTGCCAAAAAACGCCGCCACGGGTCGGAATAAAGAGCAAAGGATGCACTGACACTCCCTTCCGAAGCACTCGAAAGATTGCCAGAAGCGGCTTTGTCCGGATTCATAGCCAAATAAGCCAAGTGAGCGGTAGCAAGATACACACCGCGAATCTGACTTTTAATCTCCAGCCCGATTTCTCCTTCAATGACGGAAATATAACTTCCGGCACCGGCGTACGCTGCCTGAATACCTTCATTCGACATATCCTTAAAATACGGAAACCAGAGACGAAATGTATCATTGTCTACCGTTATCACTTTCATTATTTTTTACCTTTATTTGACTTTCTTTCAGGTTCCGAAGCTTTTTCCAGAGGCGGCTCAACTTCCGGCACGTCTCGGATTTCGTCGCCGGTTTCCGCTCCCTCCTCTAAAAGCAAATCTTCGGAAATCTCCAACGGTTCTTCGGCTACCGGAGCTTCAACTTCAATCTGACCAGAATTGTCTCGGATTTCGTCGCCGATTTCTTTGCTCATATCCTGAGCGACCTTTTTATCGGCATGGATAATAAAACAACCATCAGGATTGCTGTCACTGATAATCCGCGGAGAAATAAAGCAACCGTATTCCTGCATTAAGGCCTTGAAGTCATCTTCTGAAACGAAATTAAACATTTCTCCGCCGCCTCTACCGACTTCAATTTTGATTGTCTTGCCGTTTTTGAGACGAAAAGCGGAAGGATTTGTACCTTTTTTAATGATTGTAGGCATTTTGTTTAGCTTTCTAAAAGAAAAAGGGGAGCGTTTTCTCCCCTTTTGATGTTGTCATTCACAGCTGAACTAAGCAGCGATAGTTGTCTTACCAATACCGTTGTAACGAACAATCGCCCACGGATACTGAACAATACAGCCGGATGTCGCACCGCTCAATTTCTGAGAAACGACGCTGTCCTTCTGATATATCGGATAAGCCTTTGCCATTTCAACATAAGAGTTAAGTAATGTCGGCGTGCTGCCTCCCATGTCAAAAATGACATAAAAGACATCTGAGCTTGAATCTGCATTGTTAAACTGGGGAACAGCCACAAATTCCAAACGGTCACCATAGGTTTCTTTCAACATTGCACGGGCAGACTTGCCATACATATTGGTACGGTCAAGGTTACCCAGCGAACCTGTGGCGACGGCAACAAGAATACGACCGTTGCGGAGTTCGTCTTCGACAATGCCGTTGGACTGGACATACAACTGATTGACGGCAGCAACAATATCATTGGCGATTTGCTCTGGCGTTTTTGCCGACCAATAAGTAGACGGCGCTTCTGCACCATTACCGGCAACAGTCTGATAAGCCGGAAGATTTGGCTCATTCAGCAAGCCATAAAGGCCGTTGGGATTACCAGCCATGCTAACACCGGAGAAGAAAAAGCGGTTTCTGTCAATCGCCAATGTTCGCATAGCGGCTTCGGCTTGATCAGCACGATAATTTTCAGACATGGCACCAACTGTCGCCTCTTCCAAATCCGTAGACAGCCAGCCTGTGGTGTAGTAATACACACCACGCATGGTAACATCATAATTGGTCTTGACCTGCAATCCGTCGGAGGACAAACCGTCATCCGGACTGGTTTTTCCGGTATATTCCTTAAGTTTGATGGTAACGGCTTTATCACCCCAGGTTCCGTTCTTCTGTGGCGCGGCCAATTTATCGGCCACACGCGGTGCCGTCAAAACTTCCACAGCACTCGGGCGGATATAGTTCAATGCACCTAACGGAACATTGATATTCGGAGTGGTAATATACGGAGCTGCCGCAGCATTGATAACGCCAATGACACCTTTGGCTTTCATGGCGTTAAAAAAATCCCTGTTGCTTGCATGGGCAACAGAGACTGAGTTGTTTACTTTGTACTTGGACATTTTTAACTACCTCTTAAATTTTATAGATTTCGCAAGGCTGATTGGCAGCATTGCCAGTTTCGACAGTCCAGCCGGTAGCAATAAAGCTCTCCGGGGCTGATGTAGCCGTCTGGATTTCACCGGTTGACGGGTTAAGGAAAACGCTCTGACCGTGAACAGAGGCAGTCGTCGGAGTAACGTAAACATAACCTTTACGTACTTTTGCTCCTTCTTCACCTTCATTAACGACCAAAGAATTCATATCACTAACGCCACGGAGCATCAGTTGATATTTTTCAAATACGAAAACACCAGCCACATCTGCTGCAGTTTTAGAAGCGGTCGCAGTCGAACAGCCAATAACCTGGACCTCGGGGTCTGTTCCCTCAAAAACAAAACCGCCTGCTGTAACGTTGGCTCCCTCTGCAACAACTGGAATTTTGTCAATCGGGTTTAATCTGGCAATCGTTCCCGGCTTGCCGAGAGCCTGATTGATATATACTTGATTCTGAAAAGCCATTTTTCAAATCCTCTTGTTAAATATTGATTTCAATTTCTTCACTTCCGGAAGAACCATAAGAAAAGCTGTTGTCAACCTTGGCCTGAGAATTGCAGACTTTCAGCATGGCATACAGTTCTGAAACAGTTTCTCGATCTGTTTCAACCCCCTGATGATTGAGAGCTTTAACAAGCATTTCTCGTTCCGTCATACCAAAGGGATTAAATTCACCAACAACAGAAGCAGCTGCGTTATATGCACGTTTCAGTGCCGCGCTTTTTTCCACTTCCTGCTTTTTCAAAGCATTCTGAATTTTTGAATACATAACATCAAAAGATTTGGCGGAATTCTCTGCTTTGCTTTTATCTTTATCGTCGGCACCCCCCTCTTCATTGTCTGATCTGGAAGTTTCGGACGGCTCATAAGCATCTTTTTCCATTTTGCCAATAACAAAACGGATATCTTCATCAGATAATCCCTTGTCTTTAAGAAAACCGCCGACTTCGTCAATCTCTTTGCGTTTATCTTCGTTGTCGGTTTTTGATGCTGTTGACGGGTTGTAGGCAACGTCCTCGACTTTCTTAATGACTGTACGCCATAATTCTTCATCAATTTTATCTTTGAGAATCCCGCCGATTTCATCAATCTGTTTTCTTTTGTCAACATCCTCATTGTCGGTATCAATAATCGCCCCTGTGCCTTCGTGAGCATCTTCTGTCTCTTCCTGAGAAAAGAACTTATCGAGGTCAACTTCCTTACCGTCAATAATGAGCTTGATTTCATTTTTAGATTTCATCTTCCCATTTTTTGATTTCATTTTGTGTGTCTCCAATTTATGGTTTAATACTCTCACATCAGGGCCACATCGGCCTTTTTCTACAAGGGCGATGTGATTGCCCTTTATGTCTGTAGCAACAAAATCATACTCTGGGTCGTTTGACTTGCTGAGTTTGTTTGTATAGCTCGCAGACAATTCTTCTTTGCGATGATTATTCAAATCATCGGTAATCTGGTCTCCGGTAAATTTAAGAGAAACATAAATAGCCCCGTTTTTAACGATAGCATTCTCTCCGGTTGTTCCTTCCTGAAAATCTCGCGCGTCTTCGCCTTCTGTCCCAAGCCATTGGTGGTCGTTGGTTATAGGGAGCAACGCAAAGGTTGGAGCCGCTTTTCCCAACTCATCTTCTGAAATAAAGACCTTATAAATTTTCTCGGGGTTTACCTCGACGCCGTCAACTTCAGGAGAGCCTCCGTCAATCAGCTCCTGCCCGTAATATTCTAAAACCCCGGCTTTTAAGACGGGGCTTTCATCGACAAAAAGATAGCCGTTCTCGTCAAAATGACGGTGGCTTGCTTCATTACAGAGTTTAAAAACCCTTGAAAGTCTTACCATTGTTAAATTCTTCCCTTTATAATTCGCCAAGTCCCGTCTGAGTTTTGCTTGGCAACGTAATCTTTTCTTAAAATGACAGCTAAAGCCGTACAGCGACAATTCACACGTTCATGGGGCAATCCTCGATGTCCGTATGAATCAATAATGGGGTAATGTTCAACATCACCCCATTTATAAATTTTCCCATCCAGCTGTTTATGTCCGCCATATCCGGTTGAAACCCGTTCGTCTTCAGCCGTTCGCCATTCAAAAAACTCTATTCCGGCTGAAAGCTGAGCCGCCTCATTCAATGCTTCATTGGCTTTTCCGGTTTGGTCGCGAGCAATTCGTTTTATTCTATCCGAAGAAATGTGTTTTTGGGTTGATAAATCCTTTGCCACAGCCCCCCAAGTCTGCCCAGTGGTTACCCCGTCATAAACAATATTTTCAATATTATTGAGCGTTTGCAGCGTGGTATTTTCTATCAATCCAACATTACGCCGGATAATTAAACGCAAAATATCGTCAATATCTTTACCATTCCAATTAACAGCAAAATCATCACCATAGAGCTGACGCATTGATTTAGTAATGGAACGTTTTGCATTGCGGGTAGCCAGATTGATGAACTTGTCAATAATCTTTTCAGCATTCCGTAAAAACTTCGGCAGATACACTTTTTTATAATAAGTAATCAGTTTCATGATATTAGAAACTGACGGCTTATTTGCTCCGGTAGCCGCATTGGAAACCTTGACCGTGGTATAAACCCTCTCAAGCTTGGCAAAAATAGCTGTGAGCATCTTATCTGTTTCTGCCTCGATAGCACGACGATAATACACATCGGCGGCCTTATTCTTGATTATGGGCTGCATAACTCTATAACCACCAGCGGCCTTAGCTCGTGCATTTATTTTATCGACCATAACTTTTGCTTGCTTTTATTTAAGATTTAAGGTATTATATCAACATAAAAGTTGATTGAGAAAGGGGCTGGACCCCAATCCGTGTCTGTCAATCAGGTAACCCGCCATTAGTACACTAATCTTGGCGGGCTTTTATTATTCATAATAAGCAGTAAAAAGGAAAGTTAGTCTATTATTTTTTATTTGTGGCTCAATTATTGCCGTTTTTCCTTTATATCTTAATGCAAATCTTTGATTATCCTGAATTGTTAGTTCGCCTTTTTCGATAACATCTGTAAGAGATAAAAGCAACTTTCCCAAAGGTTGTTTGGTTTCTTTGCGGCGTTTGATGATATGAGCTAAACCCATACCTTCATTTCCCCAAACAAGGTCGATGTCGCCAATATCTTTACGGGTAAAAGCTCCTTTGACATGCCCCTGCTTTTCCTGCATGAGTTTGTCGATCGCCGCCTGCCCCTTAACTCCGGTAAATTCTTTACCTAAGAAATCAGAAATCTTGTTACCGGTATCCTCTTTTTGTCCAGAAGAGCCGCCACCGGAACCGAATTTTCCGTCCTTAGCTCGGGGATGTTTGCTTTCTTCCCATTCATTCTGAGCCTGGAACTCGGACATCACATCGTCGGTTATATCATCGTAAACTTCCAAACCGGCTGTTTCAGCATCAAACTCCAGGTTATCAAGATGGAAATCCTTAAATGATTTCAGCCAGTCAAAGACTTTGTCAGTCTTGGCACCTAACTCAACCAACTTTTGGGCAACTTCCGCATAAGAACGAATATTCTCCGCCCGTTCACGCTCATTGCTTTCTTCAAGCGGGTTAAAGATGTAGTCTGCAAAAGAAACAAACTTGCCATTTTCAGTACCTGCTACAATGCCGTACATCGTTAACAAATTATCTTTGACTTGTGCCTGAATACTCCGGCATTTATCATACCACTTGCGGCGGTCACCTTCTCCCGTGGCATTCATTCCCTGAGCGGATTTCCCGACAAGCTCGGTATAAGGAATATCGGTCTTTGCTGCAACCAACAGATAAAACAGTTCGACATTCTCAGCCATACCGGTTAAACTGGTGGTAAGCTGCAACACTTCTTCCGTCGATTTAAGCGGACAGACCCCAAAATTATCTTGGGAAAAGGACATAAAGTCCAGTTTTTCCCGAAACATCGGAGCATTTGCCGTAACAAAATTGCTTTCCTCAGTTTTAAGATAAACGTACCGGAAACGATTCATCAGGTTTGCTAACCCCTGACTGGCCAAATTAGAGTTAGCAACATCTTGCTTGATAAGCTGCGTAAGCGGCATACCAAAATATAAAGTCAGTGGCCGCATCGGCAATTCAGGAAGATTCTCTTCAAACTTGAGGAAATGGCTCTCGTCTACCGTTCCAAGCCCGATAACATACCATATTTTCGGCTTCATATAATCTGCGGCTACAGGATCAACAGTATTAACATTAACCGCCACACAATTAATCGGATCAATGTGCCGAAAGCCCTTAAACCTTTTCATACTCATTTTATTAAGGTTTAACGGTTCTCGCAACTCGGATTCTGTTTGACCGAAATCCATATAAAGCAAACATCCGCCGGTTACATAATTAGAATGGACAGCCGCCTGGATATGCTCCCAGACGTCATATTCCTTAGCCAGCTTTTCGAGTTTGTCTTTTTCTATGTTTTTCTGCGTTCCATCGGCATCGTCAAAAACAATTTCTCCGCCTTTGGCAAACGGCGTAATGCTCAAGAGATTAAAAACCTTAGTAAAAAGCGGATCTTGAGCCAGAGAATAACACTCGTAGTAATTAACTGGTTGATATAAGAAAAAAGACAGGTGAGTATTGCCCCACCCACTATTGACCGATTGCAACGGATTGACCCACTGGTTTTGAAGTTTAATCTTGTGGGCATTATAGAGCTTTAACCCCCTAGCTGCACCTTTATCCCTTGCTCCACCTTCCAGACGCGCCTGCGCCAAAGTCCAAGGCTCAGAAATAAGAAAATTGTCAGTTTTCTGAACTGCATTTTTTAAAGCAGCATAATTAGCTTTCATATCCTGTTTCGTTACCGGATTTTTCTTTTTCATCAAAAAGCCAAACATTTTATCTTCTCATCATTAATGAATTGCGCAAAGCATTCCAATCCGTAGACTGAATGCTTCTGCGTTTTTTAAGGGCATAGATCAACACATCGACATAGTCGTCATGTGTATCTTGTTTTCCTCCGGTAAAAGATTCGCACTCATGAATAAACTCAGAAAGCCACGGGGCTGCTACCGGAATATAAAAATAGCCGCTTTCTAAATCTGCGGCTATTTCATTAAATCTTAAAAATTTATCAGCAACTTGGTCTTTCCTAAGTTCGGCATTATGAACTGTTGGCATTAGTTCGCTAATCGGTAACCCATCTTCTCGGAGCTGCTGAATAAGAGAAATACCGGAACCTTTATTTTCAATATAAATTGTCGAAACCGTAGAAGTTGGATAGCTCTCTTTGGCCCGAAGGTAAAAGGCCTTCAAGTCCCGTCTTAAATCGGGAAAAATAACTTTTTTACAATAGCCGTCCAGCATATAGAGCTTATTTCCGATTCCCCCAAACAAACCAAATGCCGAATTATCAGCGGATTTCTTTTCGCTGAAAGCAGTATCCGCAACAATAAACATATAATCAAATCTAACCGGTGCAACATCATAACGCTGAAAGTACTCGGTTTTTATCAGGTTTCCACCCAATTTAACAGGACTTTGCTGGTATTGAGCCGAAAACATATAGCTGTTCTTTTGCAGCTCAATCAGGCGTTCTGTAGTATATTGTTTTGGTAATTGGCAGACGCCGTCTACAATTAAAGGCTTAGATAATACCTCAAAACCATATTTATTGGCTAAAATACCACTTAAATCCTCAATATGAAGCCTTTGTTGAATATTCACGATAGGAACATCACTGCCATTTAAACGACTTAACAATGTTTCTTCATAATATCTTATTACCCGTTCACGCATAGTTTGGCTGTGAATGTCTGCAGGCTTATTGGCATCATCCACAAGTAAAGCACCGGAAAATTTGGATGCCCCGCGGATACCCGCACCGAAACCAGTAATCGTGGAGCCAATAGAAGTAAAAAGCAAAACCCCTCCGGCCTTGGTAACAATTTTCTTTTGACTATATACTGTCTTTTTTTGCGTCTGATACAGATAGTCCGCCCAAAACTCATCAATTGGAGAAACTTCTATTTCTTCTGCCGATACAAAATTATTGTACATCGCTTTGTAAGCAGGATGCTCCATAATAGCCATGATAGAACGGGCAATATCATCCAGCAACTGCTGAGAAAAGGATGTATAGATAAAGTTACATTTAGGGTTTTTAGTAATACAATACGCCTGCCAATATTTTCCTAACGTCGTTTTTCCGGCACGCGGAGGAATATTAACATTTATTCGGGTAATTTTGCCATCGTATATATCTTGAAACGCTTTGAACAAATCATGATGTATCGGCTCAACGATAAAGGGCGTTCCTTCAATTATACGAAACATATACCTGAACCATGTTTCAAATCCTCTGTTTAACAGTTCATAACCCAAATATTCCTTATCAATTTCCATCCCTCAAAGCTTCCTCGATGTGGCGTTCTACAGCTTGCTTATCTTCTGGGGTGATAAATATTTTCTGAATGACAGCCGGTTCCTCAAGCTTATGAATATCAACCGGCTTTTCTCCAATGGTATCTCGAATAACTTCAAAAGCTTTTGTATCTCCCGATATTGCTTTTTCTATCAAAGCAAGTGACATTTTCTCTTGATTATTCCCTGTCGAAAGCAGGGTCAGAAGCTCCTCTTTTAACTCTTTGCGCCTTCTTTGTGCCGCATTGGAAGCCTGAGCACCTTTTTTTTGTATTTCTCTGGCCTCTTTCTTAGGTCTTTTATTGAGCGGAATTAAATTCTTCTCGTTGGCCATAAATAATCTCCAAAATGTCGATAATC